TTACTTAGTTTGCACGGAGGGTTCATCAAATCCGGGGATATTGTTGGCCGCGTCGATTGCTCGCTGGCGCAGCTGCACAGCAGCAGGATCAAACTGGAACTTAGTATGATTCGGGTCGTTGACATATTTCACCACATCACGATATACAGTACGGTAAATCACTTTGGCTTCAGCGTTCGCTGTCGCCGCCTTCTGTTCGCCAGCCGCTACCGCCTTTTCCTGCTTCTTTTCACGCGTCTTCACCTGGCTGTTTACGAGCTCTGAATGCGCGTACCAGCCTTTCAGATACCCCGCATAGAAAACACCGGCGGCCATCGCCAGCGATACCCCCGCAATAAGCAATTTCGCTTTGCCATTCATTCGTACAGCCCCCAGCACGTCAGCGCACTTTCCTGATCCCGGCGGTCAACCTGACCGTAACAGCCGTTGGCCTGCCCTTTCGTTAACCTGCAATCCCTGCCACCGTCGAATATCCAGCGCCGGATCTCCGCGCATGCCCCTTTGCGGTCGCCGGCATTCAGCTTGCGATAAAACGTGGATGGAAAGCATTTCCCCGGCCCGATGTTGTACGGGCAAAAGCTGGCGATACCAACTTTCTGCGGCTCAGTTAGCGGAACATGAACATTCTTTTGTACCCATGCCAGCGCCTTATCGCGTTCGATAGCGTTGTAATGGTCACACTGGCGCTGCGTTAACTTCATCCCCTTCACTACCGGGCGGCCATCGATGCGCGTTACCCCCCGGCAAATTGACCAGATATCACCGGGATCGATAACCGCCGTCAGAGTGTTTCCTTCGCGCTCGCCAATAAACTGGTCGAATAACACCGGCGCTGACGCACCAGCGGCCAGAAGCGCCAGCATGGCGGCGCTGAACTTAGCTTTGTTGCTCATAGTCCTGTGCCTTCCGCCGGTCGTCTTTGATTTTGAAATACAGATTGGTGAGATAGGTAAGCAGCCCAAAAATAATACTGGCCAGTACGCCGATAGCCGCCCACTGGCTCGGGCTTACCTTATCGAGAAGTTGCAGCAACCAGTAGCTGCCGCTCACGGTGGATGTTATGTATGACGTTCCCGCCGCCACATCCGGCAAATTCTTCATTCGCATGCCTTACCCCCACGGGGATCACTGTATGTAGTGATGTGAGGGTAAGGCGTTGGTCAGGTCGGAATCCTGACTATTACGGCATAGCGGCCAGCATAAGATAACCAGTTTCCGCTATATATTTTGAGTAGTCCGGCTGCGCAAATCCTATGGCACCACGCGTGGCAAGCATCAGCACATTATTATCCCTCATGAGGATATCCGTGTTTATCGTCAGCTCGATATAACCAGCATTAAACCCGGCAAGTATATGCTCAACCGGTGCGCCAGGAGTTGATACATCAATAGCTCTGATTTGTTCACCGCGCCCCATTTCAGTGGTTCTGTAAAAGATCCACGTTTTGTTGTAGCGGGTGCAACCGATGATTGGCCGACTCAGCGAACCCGTCAGCAGCGGCTGGGAAGTATCCATTTTGAAATCAAAATTACTGACGATTTCTTTTTGCCAGGCCGAGCCGTCAAACCATATATGGGCTATCTGCGTATGGTTATTCTCGTCGTTCTGCCACAGTGTCGTATGGTAGCGGCTGTTAAAATCGCAAGCCCCACCGCACTGGTTTACATAGCCGGTATAAAGGGGAATATCGGCTATTTTCTCGCTGTTGGCCTCTGTCAGGGGAGCCGGATAGTTTATCGTCCCTGCGGCGTTCGTCCAGGTCGCCCCTTTATCCATCGACTTCGCATAGTACAGGCCGCGGTTAGCATCAGCAGCGTTAGCGTTGACGCGTAGCCCAAAACAGAAATGAAGACTTCCATCACGGCCAACACCAAGACGTTGCTCATATGCGTTAGCGTTAAGGTCTGTGGCTGCAATCTGGAATACAGGCCCAAACGTTCTTGTCGTGTCATTAAACAGTGCAGAAAAATACTGACCAGCAGCAGATACGCCCTGTCGCCAGAATGCCTGAGTAGTGCCATCAGGGTATTTAATGAAACGCGGATAAGTTACCTCAGTGGAGCTTGTGTATGATATTGCCGTCCATGCTGAAATATCATATGGACTGTTAGAAATAACAGCCCGACATGCGTTAACGTGCATGTTTCCACTAACTAAAATATATCCATCACGCGTAACGCCAATGGAGTACACGTTATGACTGTCCCCGGTTGTTGGTGATGCCAGAGGATTCCCCGCGATGGTGGAAAGATCGAAGAACCACCAGGCACCGGTTAAATTATTTAGCCTGAGTATTCCAGGCTTCTGCCCCTCAGTAGTTCCTACAATAAAGGTGTAGTCGCCAGATTTTACAACGTTATCCTGAATATACGATGCAGAGTTATAGTTAAAACGGACATCGAATTTAACAGGTAACTGCTGAAGAGTGGCGCCAATGAAAGGCGTCTGCACAATGCCGTGATTCTTAAGATCATCGACTTCAGATTGCAAAGCGTATAAATCTTGCAAAAGTTTATAGCTGCGCTGGAAAGCAGTAACACTATAACTCTGAACAACCCCGCCAAGAATGCGCCGTACGCGGACGTACATTATCCCGTCTTGCGATGCTGTTGCGCTACGGGTTAACTGTACATCCGATTCGCCGGTACTGGTGTAAACGTATAAAGGCTTAACAAAGTTCTTATCATCATCCAGTTGGATAAAGTAGGCCATTGACTGCCCGACGGTAGCCGAGCCATATATCCCTGACATGGTGACACGATCGCCAGCTGAGACCGGGATGTAGAAGGCCAGCCAGTCATTTCCTGCGTTACTGTTCACTGTGCCATCGATCAGGATTACGGTACCTGTTACGTAATACCGACCGTTTTTTGTATAGTCGTTTACCTTACCGTTATCGCTGATTGCTTTTAAAACATCATATTCAGCAACACCGCCAGCAATGCCGACCTCTGTGGAAGTAACGAGATACTTTTTAAAGTAATTTATATACCAGACAGGGTTTGTATTATTGCGCACACGAACATAAATATACCCATTCTGGAACGCCGTGCCCTTCATCGTTCCTTGAGTCGCCGGGTTGCCCGTAGAAATACTGGTTGCAAGGTCTGAAACGTATTGTTTGTCGCTATCGCACTGAATTAACCAGGCGTTAAGCTCGCCTGCAGTTGCGGTATTAACAGAACCGAAATATTCGACCTGATCACCCTTTTTTACCGGGATATAATAAGCATCCCAGTCGTTATAGGTGCCGGATGCGCCACCGCTAAACAGTACAAACTTTTTGGTAATTTCCCAGACCGACGAGGCGCTTTGTGGGTAAAGACCTTTATTGATATAGCCAACTGCCGTATCAAGATTTGCGGCAGTCACCAGGTAATGCTTGAGGAAAAGAATATTCCAGTTCGGGTTGGTCGTTTTACGCACACGGACATACATAAACCCCGACTGTGTAGCGGTTGCCCGGACGGTGCTCTGCCCGGTTGCATCGCCGCTAGAAACGGTAGTAGACAGGGCTTTAACGTAGTTTTTATTTGCGTCACACTGAATCAGCCAGGCGTTAAGCTCACCAGCTGTAGAGGTGTTTGTTACACCGAAATATTGAACCTGATCGCCAGCGGTGACTGGAACAAAATAGGCATCCCATGCAGTATTGGCGCTGGTTGTTCCATCAGTGAAAATAACCAGGTCATTAGTTATCTGCCAGGATGCCGAATTGTCAAAAGGGTATACTCCTTGATTGACATAAGCGATAGCCCCATCGCCGGGCTGGACTGCGACCAGAACAGCAGTACCCGCGTTATTCAGATAATATTTGAAAGAATACAGGCTGCCTGGTGTTTGGGGGATACGGAAGTACTGCCCGCTTGCTGTGCCGGCGATACCAGATGGTACATCAGGAAATGTGCTGTTCGTATTTGCGATAGCCTCAGCTGCGCCTTTCGCGGCTTCCGCTCTGGCGGCCGCTTCGACAGACACCCCGGAAGCGTTGACCGAAATATCACGCGCGGCCTGCGCTTCGGTAACCGCGGTATCGACGTCGCCAAATTTATCGGCTATCTCCTTCGTTTCATCACGCGCGGCTTTAGCTTCTTCCGCAGCCTGTTTGGCTTCTGAAGTAGGGATGGAATATTGCAGATCTACCCAGCCTTTCGTTGCTGCGTCTTGTTTGGCCGTTGGGTCTTTAAGGTTGATAATCTTCAGATTACCCGCGTTATAATCCCCGCCAAGCAACGGGCGTTTAAGAGACAAACTATCGCTTAAAAACGCCTGCTGCATAGCTAACCAGAGGCGGTCGAAATCGGCGTTGATAGTCTCCGCCAGCAGATCGCCGTTATCCTGATAATCGGTATCGCGCTTAATGACTAATTTACGTAGCAACATGACTACTGAACCGTTAGCCGGCGGCGCCATAAATACCACCTGCCCCCCGCCAGTTTGCCCTGCTCCCTGTACGGTATAGCCGCTGGTTTGCGGGGTTCCGTTAATTGAAACCTCGATATCGCCAGCATTCATTATCATAAACTGGTAGGCAAATACCGTCGTCAGCCCGTTGGCTGTATAGATGTTATAAGGTGTCTGGTTTGGTACCGACATAGTGAGGAACCCCGGCGGCTAGTAATCTACGGCGACAGAAAAATTGCCATCATTAGGTTGCCAATGTTCCCGCGCCTGCGCGGTCGGAATCCCGACTAATTTACCTATACGCACAGGCGTAGCGCTGATTGCACCGGATCCCGAATCGATATAATCATCAGGCTGATTGGTCAGCGCCGGGTTGAAATCGCGCATCTGGTCGTACATCGGGCCGTCGAGCACATCGGAATGCGCCCAAAGGAACCGGGACGACAGCGGCGCTTCGAATGCATCGAGGATGCGTTTTTGTTTATTGGTGACGCTGAATTCTTCCCGTACTCCGCAGCCGGTACCCTTCAGCGCCTGAATAAGCAATTTCCCGGCAAAGCTGCCGGGGCCGTTTACCTCTACGCACACCAACGGGATCTGGTACTTCAGCACCAGCTCTTTAATCTGCATCACCTGCCCACCGGTGATTTTGTCGTTGTCGTCAAACTCTGCCAGCTCGCCTGTGAGCCCCTGGCATACATGCCAGTACAGATGCCCGCGCGCGTCGGTGAAAATCAGAGAAAATGCCGAGGCGTCGGCCTTAACTTTGCCGGTGGCCACATCCCACCAGGCGACAGCGCCGACGATTTGCGTCTGGCCCAGCCACATCGAGCAGGAACGGTTTGCATAGCGAATTTCAGGCTGGACGTTGTACTCGCGGATACGGTCGGGATCGAGACGAACCTCACCAACCGGTTTACTATGCAGCTGGTACTGGCTGTCCCATTCGTTGATTGTGCGAGTCTCGCGACGGCGCTTTGTCATTTCCTCCGGAGTAAACCTTTCCGGCCATTCACAATCCGCGTAACAGTCAACCGTGGTGCCGGGAGCCTCAGCAAACTCGATACCGTCATCGTTAAGACGATAATCAACACCTTCAACGAGCAGTCTCGCGCCAATGTGAATACCGACGAAAACATATTCAGGCCGGAACGGTAACGAGTAACGGCTAGCGGTAGCCTGTTTTTCTTCTATGCGAAATTCTTTGCCGAATAGTTTTATGGTCAGACAGTCGGCGCCCATAGATTCAACCTCATCGTAAAGGCTATCGTGGGTATGCGGCGTGCCGATAAACAGCTTTCGTCCGCCGGGGACAAGAATGTGTGTTTGTTCACCGAGGCGATAACGCAACTTTTCCCGCGCCTCTGGCGTCTGGATATTACGGGGCACTTCTACGTCATCGTTCTGGCATTCATCGGCGCGGGCTGATGTAACGTTAGAGAGGATCCCCTTTGCGTACATGCTGCCGTTACGCATATCCAAAGAGCCGTTAACCCACCACTGCTCAACCGTGCCCTGTCCATCCGGCAGCATGCCTTTGGTCAGTGGGTGGTTGCGTAATACGTTCTGCGTATCACGGCTAGTTTTGTACGCAGTGCCATCGGCCTCTGATTGGTGAAGGATGCGATACTGGCGGTTCTGGTAATATCGCCATGCGTTATATACCGCCAGAATGGTGGATTTACCGAAACCACGGAAACAGCGAAGCACCGCGAGATCTCCGCGATGCTCCAGCCAGTGGCAGGCTCGGTAATGGCAGTCGGGAACCTCCCACCCCATCCGCTCCGCCCATATGATGAAAAAGGCGACGAATGAAATCATTTTTTCCGCTGTTGTATGCGTTCGATAACTTCTTGTGCTGCACGTTCAGCCGCAGAGACCTGTTGCCCCAGGCGGAACGCTTCATCGTCCGGATCTTCTCCACCGTTTTTCGGCGTGCCTCCGCGAGTATGCATACCAATAAGTGAATGGACTTTTACCAGCAGGGTTAGAGATGCGGCCGCATTCTTCTTATGCCAGTACCGATCGCCGCGTTCCTGTTTGGTGTGCTTTGTGATTTCTTTCCCTGCCCCCGGCCAGTTGTCCGGATCGGCTTCTTCCAGAACTACATCGGTGAGCTTATCGCTAAGAGCAGTAAGGCGAGTTTTGTAATCTGAATGCATAAAAAAGCCCCGTGGTTATCCATGAGGCTATGATGTATGCTTTTCGAGGTCGGAATCCTGACTATCACAAGGAGCATAAGAATGAAAAAACTAATACCTTTATTGCTAATTTTTCCCTTTATTGCCTTTGCCTCCCCAGATTTAGTTGAGGATTCAGGATATATCGTCCCAATATCAGGCCCAGGAATACCAGTTACTAATCCATATACCGACTATAAGGTCATTAATAGTATCGATAATGGTAAAAAAATTGAAATCCATGTAGCTGTATTACATTTGCGAACCTATAAAGAAAACGCAGATTTTAGTGAATCCAATACTCACTATGTGGAAGGGAGCAAAACCTTATCTAGCTACGACACTAATGTTTACACAGCCGATTTTATAAAATTCTCCTCAGAAGCTGCTCTAAACTCAACAAAAGAAGACTTAAAAAAATTATATTGTACGCCTGACGGTTTTTACCCGGTTTCATCTCAAGAACGGCTATTCTACGAAACCCGAAAAGAAAATAAAAAAATAATGCTCAATTACTACAGTGATTCAGGAAAAACCCTCATGTTTGGGTTTGGGGTTTCTCCAGAATCATGTAAATCGAAATAGCTATCGCATACCGGGGTCTACCTGGTTAATCAGTGGCGCAATCCAGAACAGATTATTACCGGGTAACAGCGTACGCACACTATGCAGCACACGGTCGCCAGCGTCGCCATTCAGCACGCCGGCGGTCACATCGGTAACCGTATCCAGCAGGCCGAAGGTTGGCCCCAGTGCCGAACCGATAAAGCCGCGGCTGGCGTACCGGGACTGCGTACCGGTGCCGAGTAATGGCCCTAACCCTATCATCCCGCCGGATGCCTTTTCCGCCATGTTGTTATATTCCATCAGCGGGCCGAGGATACCAGAACGGTCTATGCCCTCGAGAACCATCTTCTGCGGCGTCAAATCAACTTCCCTACCGTTAGCCGCCTGCTTAAGCGCATAGGTCAAAGAGCCCAAGCCAATCTGGAAGGCGGTACCGTAATAGAACTGCGCGGTACCTTCCTGCAGGCCGCCCAACGTCGCGCGGTTATAGGATGCCGTAGCAAAAGACTTAAACTGGAATACGGTTTTTCCCAGCGGAGTACTAGCCCATAGCGGCGTATCACCGATCCCCGGTGTGATAACGGTATTGTTTACATCCTTCAGCACAGCAGATTGCAGCAGGCCGGCGGCGTACTGGTCATCCCATTTTTCGAAATTGCCGATATGCCAGCCCTGAATAACTTCGCCGTGCTTCTGAAATTCTCGCTGGATGCGTTCGGCCATCTTCTCGTTGATGCCGAGTTTTGCCAGGCGCTTCGCAGGGAACGCGCCGGACAGAATACCGTCGGACGTGATCATGCCATTCACCGATTTGTTCATATCGTCAAAGTGGCCCATCATGGTCAACTTGCCGAACACATCAGTAACACGTTCCATGCCAGCTTCTGCAGCTGTCGTACGAGAAGAGCTATCGACCAGATCTCCCATCGTACGCGCGCGGGTATGCAGTATGGTTTCCAGTCCAACGGCCATTTTCTTCTGCTCCGCCCGGCTGGCTAGGTAAGCCGGTGAGCGGGTGATCAGCGCGCCATATCCACGCATGGTATTGCTGAAGCCGTTAACCATCATGCCGCGTGCCAGATCCGGGATAGCGGATACCGTCATGCCGCCGAGTTTCGTTACAAAGTTGGCGCTACGCAGGAAAGCACCGGCGCGAACGAAAAATGATGATGGGTCATCCGGCATACCATAGGTACCGACGAGTCGATCGCGAAGCGCCAGAATATCACGCAGGTCGGCTTCGCGCGCCTTCGACAGCTTTTCCTGTTCTGCCGGGCGTAACCGCATCAGCGCGTCGTATTCGTCCTGTATGGCGGCGAGCTGCGAATCCAGCGATTTGTTGCCGAACGTACGAGTTAATTCGATCTCCGCTGAGGCTTCGCGGATATGACGCTGCAGGACGTAATTTGCATCGCTCTCCAGATAATCTTTCATCAGGCGATCGGGAACGCTCAACGTACGCGATTTGGTGCTGCCCGGTGCTTTCACCATAAAGACGTTGGCGAACTCCTGCGGAATTTTAGCCCCGACAATACGGTTAATCGTGGTATCGGCGGCGATTTCGGCATCTTCGCGGGACATGGTTTTTTCACCACGTGACCACCAGTCAACCAGCATATTGCGGAATTTATCGCGTTCGCTAACAATTTTCCCTACCTTGTACACGCGCGGGAAATAGCTGGTCTGCCCCATCGCTTTCAGTTCGGCATCCGGCGGAAGCAAGCCCAGCTCCTGCTGTGCTGTCTTCACGCGGTTAATGACTGTACGCATTGCCTGCGCCGCTTCCTGCACTTTCGCATTGACGTGCACGTCGCCGTTGCGCAGCGCCTCGCCAACCTGTTCACGGAAGGCCGTATAACCCAGATCACCGCCTTCGGCTTTGTACTGGGTGTATGCCTGCTTATTCGCAGTAACGACTGCCGCCTCTTCGCGGCGCCAGCCACGTACGCGCGTCTCAGCTGCAACCGGCGTTTCAATACCGCGCAGGTTGCCTTCCAGCGTGAAGTTATTCTCTGCCAGCTCCAGCGCTGTCCGGCGCGCTTCTTTTGATGGGGATTCCATCAGGCGGGTGATCGGCGTCAAATAGCTACCGGCTTTTTTAGCCAGCTTTCCGAGTGGGCCGCCAGACACTGGCGTGAGATCTTCCAGTGTAGCTTCGCGAATACGCATAGCACCGACGCTGCCACCGTTCGGTAAAGTATCCGCCAGGGCATCGGCTGCGTTATTAATCGTTGGCGAGGCGTTCATATTATCGAGCGCCTCCGCCACTTCACGGGTGGCCGCATTCCTAACCGACGGGGTGATCATCGCTCCAGCAGTGGAAAATACACCGCTGAGAAGTGCGCCTGCTGTGATATGTGCGGCGCTCTCCCTTGCTGTTCTGGTGTACTGCTCGTTATTGAGCGCAACCTCGCTAAGCGCGGTACCGGCGGCGCCAATAGCAACCTGAGAACCAATACGAACCGCCAGACTTCCCTGCGCACCGGGGATAAACATCGATGCGACTGTGACGGGGTCGATAACTCCGGCGGCTATACTGGCTAAAGTTCCTTCAGCTCCTGCTTCAGACAGCACCCGGCGGTCTTCGTTTTCATCGTCTATCTGGTTTTTAATCCAGGCGGTTTCCTCTGGCGATCGAGAATCTGCGAAAGCGGTACCCCAATGCTCATAGCCCTTTATTTCGCTTTTATCCGCATAAGGGTTATAACCCTCTACGGGTTCAAACTGCTTAGCCGGGCGGAACATTCCAGCCAAAATATTATTCTGACGAAAAGCAGCTCCCCAAACAGACGGCTGCGGTTGCTGGGGCTCCGGGTTTGTACCTTCTGGCAACGACACATCAAAACCCGTTGGCGCTTGAAGGGCATTATCCATTACGCTAACTGGAACATCAGATTGAGGATAGATAGGCATTATTCATTGCTCCATGAAAAGTAGTTTTTAACCCGGTTCAAACGCTCATCATGCAAACGCTGATATTGCTCATCGAGCGCGCGATGCTTCGTTTTAAAGTCATATCTACTTTCACCACGAATAACTTTTTCCTGATCGTTTTGTTCTCTCTCTTGCTGCATTTTTTTATATGGTTCCCAGTCTTCCAGCGACGGTTTCCAGCGCATGGGACGCCTGAATTTATCGTAATACGGTTGTACGCTCTCGTTACCATCTTTATCTTTCATGCGAACCATAATGGCGTAATCACCATTACGCGTGGTTAAAACGTCAGGGGTAATTTCCAGTTCACCTCCGATTCGGGATTCAGGTGTATTTGATGTAATAACGGGCGCTGAACCTGATGTAATCCCCAGTTGAGTCGGGCTGGTTTCAATTTTTTCTCCACGTTCCCCGTAGGCCAGGCGCTCTTTCTCTTCTTTCCACTGCGCAGCCTGCCAACCAGACGGCCCATAGTTATAGAGCGCTTCAGGCGCATATTTCATAAACTGGGCGCTGCCGTTCACATCGCTAAGACTCCATGTACGGGCGATCTGGGTATTGGTCATCTTTTTGGCAACATAGGCATTACCACCTGAGTTGCGATAATTGATGTCATAAAGCGACTGGTAGTCGTTACGGAAATTGACGGCGTTAAGATTCTGGTCATCTGCGGCGGGGCCGCCAAAGCTGTACCATGGTTTCATGCTGCTGACTGCGGAATCCATCGCGCTGGCACGCTCTTTTTTGTACTCCTTCGTGCTCTGTGTAGAAGACAATTGCGATTTCAGTGCGTCGGTCTGGTTGTAGGTCACGTTCTGCGCTTGTTTTACAGCCGCATCGGGTGCCATTCCAGCATCGGATAACTGTTTAACTGTCAGGTAAAAACTTTGCATATCCTTTGGCATGTCGCTAATAGATGCAGGATCCGCCCTGTACAGGGAATCGAACAAATTAGCCCCCTGCTTCACTACATCTGGGCTATCAGAGCGAGAAATAGCATTCAGCTGCGATGTAACTTGCGATGGGATAATGCCCGTCTGGTTAACCTGCTGCACGATAGCGTCGTGAGTGGTGGCGTCGTTAATGCGGAAGTTAAGCGCCGATGGCGTATTGTCCGCCGCCTTCTGCATGGATTTGTTGCTCGGGTCGAGTTTCTCGCCGGAGATCAGCGCGTCGTTAAAGCGGGCGGAATCGCGTTGCGCCTGAATATTGGCGTTGCTCTTCTGCACCAGCGCGCTAAGTTTGCCGTACGCATCAAGTTTCAATGCGTAATCCGGGTCGTTTGCCTGCGGCTTCACTTTCGCCAGCTCGGCCTGCTGTTCTGCCGGGGTGACGTACTGGATAGCCTGGAAGGTTCTGGCGGTATCGATCGCAATATCCAGTTGCTTGACTGCTGTTTGCCCCTGCTCACCGTACGCAAACAAAATGGTGGAGGCTTTAGGCATAGCATCCGGCACCTCACCGTTATACAGCTGCGCCATCGTATTATTGAGAATCGGGTCAATCTGCTTGCGCAGCGCTGTTCGCTGTTCTCGGATCTGCGATTCGGCGATATTGTCGATTTTGTTTACTGCTACCGGGTCGAGACCAGTTTTGTTTTTGTTGTAGCGGGAAAGCCAACCACGCGTTTCGGCTGGCAGCTGCTTAACGAAATCCGCCATTGAGATTTCGCCTTTGCGCGGATCGCCAACTTTAGCGATCAGCTTATCGACGTTACCCATCCCCCAGTTATATGCAGCACCGGCCAGCGTTTCAGACTGATATTTTTTACTGAGCTGCCCGGCATAATCGCGCGCCAGCTGCGCATGCTGCACAGGGTCGTCCGGGTTGTACTCCACGCCACGTTTAGACGCCAGTTCTTTCCCGGTGTCCGGCATCAACTGAAATTCACCCTGCGCGCCCGCGGGGGATGTAACAAGGCTACCATCTGCATTGCGGTGCTTGCCGCCAGATTCCACCAGGCCAACGGCGCGCATATCAAGTTCGCCGGTGCTGCTGTTGACCAGCGTAAAATCGCCATTAAGCCAGCCGGTGGGATTGGTTACTGCGTAGTTCTGCGCGCGCTGCTCCAGCGCTTTTTGATTCGCTTCGGAGACCGCACCGTCGATGCGTTCCTGCGACCAGCCGCGAGCCTGGCCATACATCTCGATCGAGTGTTTACGGGCGCTGCGTATCAGCCCCGCCTGCATCGGGTTATCGTAGGCGCTTGCCTCCTGTTCAACTGAAGAGGTCACCGTCGCGTTAAGCTGCTGGCGCTGGGCTTCCTCAGTCTGCGCCCGTTCGAAACCGCTATAGGTGCTTGTCCGGCGTACCTGCCCCGCTTTCCACTGCGCATCAAAATAGTTTAACTGGCTGGGAGGCACGCGCTTGCGCGCTTCCTCGTAATCGCCAGCGTCGGCCTTATCCATATCGGTGACCACACCGGACGATTTAAAGCCCTGACGCGTAACCGTGGCGCCCGTCTCCGGGTTTTCCCAGCGGTCATTAGATTTAGCTTCCAGATCGGTCAGAATAGCCTGCGTGGCCGCTACGTCGGCTTTATCCTGTCGGCGCTGTTCCAGATCAGCAGCGTCGCCTAATGCCACACCTGCGCCTGAAATGGCATTGCCAACGGCGCCAACGTTGCTGACTGCTACCCGGTTTTGCTGCGCCTGCGGCGTTACATTGCCGAAATTTCCAGTTGGTATTCTCACTTAAGCCCCCTGCCTTGTTTTCCAGCCGTTATACGCTTTGGCACCGCCAGACAATAAAGAGCTGCCGGCATTGATATAGCCGGCGGTTGCTGCGTTATTTCCGCTGATGCGGTCGGCCTGTGCCTGCGCCTGCAGACGGTTAGACGAATTCACGCCATTAAGGATCGTCTGGTAGGCGTCCTGTTCGGCGTCTTCGGTAATACCTGAGGTGATACGCAGTGCGGTGCCTTCGCCAGTTTCGACACCCGATGCCGCCAGCGAAGCATTCGCGGCAGCGGCCTGCGCACGTCCAGCTTTGCGGATACGGTCAGCTTCCACTCTGGCGGCCGCTTTTGACGCTTCGGCGTCAGCTTCCGCCTGGGCGGCCTGATAGTTCGCCATTTTTTTCTGCTGCTGCCCGCTGTACGCTGCGCCGCCAGCGGCTAACACTGTGGACGCCACCAGAGCAATTTCTACACCAGTACACATCGTTAAACCTCCATCGAGTAAAGCAGGCCCGTTTGCTGCAGGCCGAGACGCGAATACAACTGGCCGGTGCGTTCTGCATGCACGCCAGTGGTGATCCCCATGTTGATAACGGCGGCGCCGTGCTCTTTTGACCAGTCGATAAACGCCCGAGCCAGTCGCGGGCCAGCGCTGCCGCCACGGTGTTCTGGCGCGACAAATAAGCCATATTCGAAGGCCATCAGCTGATGCGAAAAAAATTGCTCGGCAATACCGCCTCCAAGCCAGCCGATAACCTGCCCGTCTTTTTCAGCGACCAGTACACAGCCAGACGGCGAATAAATCAGGCTCTGCGCCAGTTCTGCGCATTTATCTGCATCAAATGGTGAGTTTTCCGAATAGCGGGACTCGAGATACATCAGAGTTCCCAGCTCGATAAGTGCCGGGATATCTCCGGCAGTTGCATTGCGGATCATCATTAGCCCCCGTTGCTGGTAAACGTGAAAATAATCGCCAGAAGGTGGAACGGTAGCGGCTGGCGCTGCTGAATGGTCAGGGTATCTTCGCCACGCTCCCACCCCAGTTTCCCCATGTTGTGATCACCGGTAAACAGAGGCGCTGGCTGGTTGAGGATTTTTGGCCCGAACGTACGGAACGGAATAATTTGCCCGTTGCACTCTGCACCGGTGGTATTGAGGAAACGCAAAGTAACTTCGCTGGTTCGCTTACGCGCGTTCTGGGTGGTGCCTTCTGTTGTAGAAACTTCCGGCGTTAACGTCTCTATGGTGGTTCCATAATGCATACCCGCTTCGATAAGATGCGCTTTGCGCGTAAGCGTAATTTTTCCACCCGTTACAGTTTGCTGTGGCATAACAGAACCGTCGGCTACCACATCAACAATCTGCCCTTCAAGATGCGAAAAGCCAGACCATACCGCAGCACCTTCATCGCTATGCCCGGTTGATGCGGCGTCGGTATTTAACGATTTATCGAATACCTCAACGTAACGGACGGTTTGCCCGTTTACTACGCGCCGCGCCAGCGCATACACCACATCATCGGTATCAGAGGGAATGCTTGCCACCGATTCAAAAGCACCATTGGTGATTTGCCTGGACCACGCGACTACGTTCTGCTCACGGTCGATCCCCATCGTTATCAACGCGCCATCGGCTCTTACCATCCAGATAACGGAATCGGATTGCTGCTGATAAGCCATATCCGAGACGCCGCCGGCGGTGATGTGTTCTGCCAGTACAGTCATATCGTTGGCCGAATAAGCAACGTAGCTGTCAGGGTCGTAGGCCACAGCATAGAGCTTACGGCCAGCGCGCTGCACGAACATGATTTCGGTACCGACACGCACCGGGCGTATGCTGTTGCAGCCGTATGGGCTCGGATTTTTTACCGATATGTTGGTGGGGGTAATTGCTGAATCATTACCTGCGGTGATCGTAAATTCCCCGCCGTATGTCAGCGCAATCAGCGTGTTCATCTGCGCGAGGTGCACAATCGGGTTCAACTGGTCAGAGGAAAGCGTAAAGCTGATCGCGTCGTCGTCATCAGTGCCAAGCTCAAAGGAAAGATAAACGCCCGTTTCGCTAAACCAGATGGTTTGCGGGTAGCGAGTTGAGCCCGCCAGTACCAGGCGCTGCTGGTAAAGCGTAACGGCGCCCGGGTATCCAAACTCAGGCGTCCATACCGTGTCTTCCCGTGTCCATGCTCCCGGCGATGCCGCCTGTGTGGCGCTCAGGTCAGTACGGATTGTGCCTACTGCCTTCTGCGCACTGGTCACGCTCTTGATAAGCACCAGCCCGCTGTTAATCCGGACGTACGAACCGACATCCTCAGCTACCCATCCATCACCCGTTAACGTACCATCGCCGCTCTCTGGCGGTTCCGCATCACTCAGGGTCAGGGTGATTTCCGATCCGACAAATTCCTTAACGGAGGGTTTGCACCACTTTTGCGGCGTGTCGCGTACTTCGTCGAATGGTTCAACGATAAACGGTGCGGGCTCGAGTACCCAATCAGTTTGCCCGCGGCGCTGCAGGCGATACGGCGGCACGCTCTGGTGAACGAGAAACATTGTATCGGCACCCTGCACATAGTTAACCTCAGGCAGCATACCGACCGTGTACGGACTGGCGATCTCATACGGGGTATTGTCGCCGTTAACCAGCTGCTGGCCGTTCTGGTAAAAACGCAGATAGCCGTCACCAAACTCCAGGACGTACGCCTGAGAACGGTTAAATACGTACGGAATAAGGCGAGCAGTGCGATCGCCGTATTTTGCATGTGCAGCATAGCGAGTGCCCGGGCGACGCATTACCCCGCCCTGTACAACGCACAGGGCATTCTCGATAACTTTTGCGCCGTTGGCATAACGCTCAATATCAACGCGCCCCATCAGGCGTGGGGAAATCTCCCCGGCGGTAAAATTTGTTTTTATCAGGTTAGCGCGCATCTCAGAACCTCGACTCATACGTTGGGTAGCCGCCGAGTTCTTCCGGCGGGTCTTCCTGCCCGTCAATTGCTTTGGCCTGACGAAGTAAAAATGCCGCCTCCTGCGTCAGACTGTCGCGGAGACTGGCAGAACCGGTAACCGCATAGGCCAGCTTTGCGGACATAAACGCTTCAGCCAGATTTATCAGCGCGGGATCCCATGTCGATTCATCTTCATTGCGAAAGATATAACGCAGATAAATCACCTGTTGATTCGCCATCAGACGCCCATTTTCAACCCGGTACGGCACATCGTCATGAACGTCGCCAACGGACAAAATGCGAAGTACGTCACCGGGTAGGGGGAACTGGTAGCTGAAACCAAAAGCTGGCGGTGTCACATCGGGGGACAAAACCACGCGCTTCACGGCGCAATTCCATGGGTGTTTACGCAGCAGATCGTTGCGCACTGTGGGATAGATGTTTGAGCAGAGCCGGGCGTGTTCGCTCGCTTCGTCAAAACTGTTGATAGGATGGGCGCCGAGCGCCAGCAATGCGTTTGAGCAGATTGATACACTGGAAGCCATAGCCTTACCTCAGATGAAAAAAGGCCGGGAGATATCCCCCGGCAAAGGCACCAGCGGCTTTATGCTACGAAATCGATGGCGACGACTTTATTTTCCGCTGCGCGGCCTGCGCCATAGGACGCATCGACGGAAATCTGAATGGTGTTGTTTTTATCGCGGCGCGGGCCGATATCGACGTTGTACTCTTCGCCGGTACCGAAATGCACAGCAGATTTACACCAGGCTGCAGCGGTTTTGGTGGTGACAGCTGGATCGCCTGCGGATGCAGAATCCAGTTTTTCGTAGGCCAGCCACTTAAAGCCCAGCCAGTTACCGGACACTGCGCCTTCCTGCAGCATTTTCACCGCCATAAAGTCGGCGCTGGTCAGTGTGGTATCACTGAGGATTTGGGTCAGCATGTCGGCGTTGTAGGTGATATACAGCTCTTCACCGTTCTGCTCGTCACACTCGTTACGGCGGAACATCGCTTTTGCGGCGATCAGCTTCGCTTTGGTCATCCCGGTACCGCCGGCGACGATTTTCTGCGACGCTGGCAACGCAACCGGAGCGTACGCGCCAGTATTGGAGGTTTTGCGCAGAACGGTATCAAGCAGCGCACGATAGATAACATCGTCTTTTTTGCGGTTGGATGCGGCCAGCGTCAGCTGCAAATATGGCCCCTGTGGGTCAGCCAGCAGTTTGCGCAGGTCGCGCTTTTCCACCGGCACAAATACGCCATAGTCGGCCATCAGTGCATTACGGGTGCCAGCATCAGGCAGATCCCAGACGGTATCACCGAAACGCGTGGTGATCTGCTGCATCTCGATAGTACCCATATCGTTGATGGTGAACGACGCACCGGTAATGTTGCCACGGTCGAAAACAGCAGCTTGCAGGCGGGAATCCTTCTGCTGTGCGGCAATTTCGAAAGAATCATGGAACTGCTGAACATACGCAGCGGTGATCATGTTCTTAGCGGTATCAAATGACAT